GACAGCACAGCAGTATCTGTTGTTCATGCAAGAAGCAGAGCTACCAGGCGTTACAGCTATGTTTGTTAAGATTCTAGTAGGCGGCTTGTTGCGGAAGCCACCGTCTATTTCTTACAATAAGGAGCTCCCTGATGATGTTAAGGATTGGATCCTTTCTAGTATCTCTATTGATGGGTCTAGTCTTATTTCTTTGCTTAATACGTTGCTGTTTGAAGAGCTTCAGACAAGCAGAGCATGGATCTTTGTAGACTATCCTAATATCGATGAACAAGAAGGTGCTAACAAGACTAAGGAAGAATGGCTGCAAGTTAAGCCTTTTCCTGTTATTTGGCCAGCTGAGAGTGTTATTAACTGGACCACTAAAATAGTTAATGGCGTAAGACGTTTGACTCGTGTTATTGTAAGAGGGTATGTTGAGCGTTATGCTAATGAATCAGACTTTCACCCTGAGTATATTGACACTATCTGGGTCCATGAGATTGTTAATGGTGCATATCAGACTAGAATCTTTGATAATGATCTATCTGGTGAACCTCTGGCTGTATCTGGTGCTATTCAGAACAGCAAGGTAGGTGGCTTTCAGGAAAGAGAAATCATCATCCATAAGATGCATGGTGAAACTATTCCTTTTATTCCTGCTTGGCCTGTTAATGGTACTATTGACTGTTCTGAACCCTTGATTAATACTTTTGTTACTAAAGAAGCAGCATTATACAATATTATCTCTAGGCGTAATCATTTGTTATTAGGTGCTGCTACATATACACCTTGGATTGCATCTGATATGCAAGAGTCTGAGTTTAATACTATTGTTGATTCTGGGCTAGGTTCATGGATCAAACTCCAGAAAGAAGACACTATCGGTGTCCTTAGTACACCTACTGAAGCTTTGAATGATCTAGCTGAAGCTATCAAGGATAAGTTTGAAGAATTAGCTAAGCTTGGTATTCGTTTCCTTGCTCCAGAAACAGAAGCATCAGGAGTAGCATTGCAACTGCGTAATGCAGCTCAGGCAGCGACTATTGGAACATTGAATACTAGTATCAGTTCTACTATGAAGGATGTGTTAGCATTCATGATTAACCGTCGATATAATCTGGGTATTCTTCCTGGTGATATCGAATTCTCATTAGCACCTGACTTTGATCCTTCTGTCATTGGTCATGAGTATCTTAAGCTTGCTACTGAGTGGTATGAGAAGCGGTATCTTCCGCGTAGTCAATGGCTTCGTATCTTGCGCTCTAATGAGATGTTGGATCCTGCTTATGATGATGACGCGGCTAAGGAAGAGATTCAAGATGATGACTTGCTTCAGCCCACTGATGCTGTAGCTACTAATGGTATGAACACTGCTAGGCAGCTTAAAATGGTTAAGGGTGGTAAGCCTAATATGAACGATAACCAAAACGATATGACTGGATAATATGGAGCAAGATGCTGTTGTACAGGTAGCAGACGAGAAGATACAGCATTCTGCTTTGACTCGTCTATATACAGAAAGGTTAAACACTAAAAATTACGATCTTATTGATACACATAAAAAGAATGTTACTGATGCAGTAGCTACATATGGTTACTCTCATGCAGAACCATTGAATGCTGCTACTAAAGAAGAGTTGAAGAGATTCTCTGAAGAGATCTATAGGCTGAATGCTAGAGAGATGATTGAGTTCGGTAGTCATGTTCAGCAGAATTCACTATCAGGTCTTCTTAAAGGATTTGGCAAATATGTAGAACCAGAGAGGCCGTCTAGAGTAGTAGCTTCAGAGATTGTGCTTCAGAACCCTGTCTACATGAGCAGCACAATGAAAGAAGGGTGGGAAAGCCTTACTTTAGCTGAAAAGAAAAGACTAGAGAATATCATTAGGGATGGCCTTAGCAAAGGGCTTGATGAAAAGGCTATTATTAAGAATGTTAGTAATACATTCAGCCTTACTAGAGTGCATAGTGAAGGGCTAGTTATAACTGGAGTAACTTCTGTATATGCACAAGTAGATCAACAGGTATACGCTGCTAACAGTAAGTTTTTATCTGGCTATCAATATGTTGCTGTTCTGGACAATAGAACATCACCGACATGCAGAGCGTTAGATCATCAGGTGTTCCCTGTAGAGGATACAGGTCACTTACCACCACAGCATTTCCGATGCAGATCAACAACTGTGCCTGTTCCTAAGGCATGGTCAGATTTGATGAAGTCTGATGCTGTTAGAGCTACTAGAAATAGAAACATACTAGGTCTTACTACTGATCAAATAGAGGAATATGATAGGTCTGCTGCTAAACACTTCTCTGGTAGGAAGCTTCCTGTTGAGACTTATAGTGAATGGCTCTATAGACAGCCTACCAATATCCAATTAATGCATCTTGGTGACACTACTAAGCTGAAGATGTTTCAGAAAGGTGAGATCACTGTTGATAAGTTCTTAACTCCTAAGGGTGCATCTATTGGTCTTAGAGAGCTGAGAGAAATCTCTGGTGATTCACAATTAAGTGGAGGATATGGTGCATCAGTAGATGGCACAGCTAGAACATTTAATATGGCTAAAGAAAGATTAGATGCACTTAACTTAGGATATACTACACCTGATGAGATTTATAGAGACGCTAATGGTATGGACAAAATGCTTGAATACTATAAGCTACAATCAGGAGATCTGAGTGGATCACTTAGTCTCACTAACTATAGAGGTATTCTTCCTCATGTTAAGGCAGGTACTAGAAACAGAGTATTGACTACTCCTCCATCAGAGCAGCAATTGGTATTCAACCCTGCTACTAAGAGGAGGGAAGATGCTAGAATCTATCAACCTAACTTAGCTGTTAATGCTAGAGCAGAAAGACTTGTAAATGAATCTAAGAACTTAACTGATGAGGATAAGCGGTTTATTCTTGAACTAAAGTCTAAGATACATAACTCAGTAGGTATGAATGAAGCTGCTGTCGTTACTGATAACATTCGTGTTACCATAGAACGATTCAGAAAGCAAGGTCAGCCATGGGGTAACATGAAGGCTGTTATTAACTCAGAAATGAAGAATAGCTTGACTAACGTATCTGAGTTCATGGAAACAGCATTAAGAAATAAATCTGACTTTTTCTACAAGATTAAACAAGATGAGTTTTTGGATCCTGTTCTTGGTCCTGTATTCATCGATGATGTTGCTAAGAATTTCCATAAGAATATTATCGAGAGGAATAAATGGGAGGTACGCTACCCGCCTTTGCTGGCTATGAAAATTAAGCCTATTCTAGACCAGAACTTACCGCTATTGTTAAGAGCGCGAGACATAGATAAGGCAGAATATAGATACTTTTATCAGAAGTTTATTATGAGGTTAGCGCAGGATGATGCTCCTGATAGAGATCAACTAGCTATTGGTCTTGGTAGAGATCTTTATACTATGGCTAACTTAAAAGGTTCTAAACAGGACTGGTACAAATTAGGGGTAGATATTATAGATCGTGGTGAGAAGGCAGGGTTATATAGGTTAGAATCTCGTGGGACTCAGAAGAGGCGTATGAGAGGAAAGACCACTGGTGCTTACTTTGGTCAGTATTATGATACTAAGACCTGGAATCTAGTCATTCAAGATCAAAACATAAAAAGATATTCTGAACTTAGCCGTCTAGTAGATATCGGGATGCGTGTCGGTATTAATGATAAATGGAAGAATGAATTAGTAGTAAAGCCAGGGTACAAAACGTATTTCTTGCCCAATGGATATGACACTAAAATACCTATTACATCATCTAGCGGCTTCAAGGATTTCCCTATTGATACTGTTGATGAGAAGCTAGCAGATGCACTTAACTGGGCTAGTAAAACACAATATAAAGTAGATGATACATTTTATGATTTCACTCGTAAACTTCTTGACTTTCAAGATGATAGAGGTAATGCTAAGATGTATAATGACCTTAATCACTATAAGGCATATATCGCTGCTCGTGGTGATAGTTATGAAAGATTTAAGGCTATGGAGTTCTATAAGAAGAATGACTTAGCATTTGGTAGTCATGCTTTTGTAGATCATAGAGGTCGTATTTATGACAGCGGCTATATTAGTCCTCAATCAGGTGAATCATTCAGACCTTTCTTGAATACACCTCAGAAAGAGCTGTTAGGTGAAGCTGGATACTATAACTTCACTGATCAGGTAGGCGGCTTCTTAGGGGGTCTTAGTGATGAATTCGAGTATAAATATAATGGCTTATCTACTACTGGTAGGCAGAAGATCTTTGAGCATTGGAAGCCTGACTTAGTTAAGCTTGGTAGGCACATTGCTTCAGCTAAACCTAATGATATCCGAGCAGTACTCGAAATGGATATGGTTCAGATGGTCGAAGGTGAAGAACAAGGTAAGCTATTCAGATTAGCATTAGAAACATATGAGATAGACAACCATATTAAGAACGGTGGTACACTGTTCAATTATGCTACTGATCTAGCACTAGAGCAGGATGCTTCATCTAGTGGTGCTCAGATTATTGCGCTTACTACTAGGAAT